TTCTAATGTTTAGTGTATTAGGAAGTTTTATTTTGGTTTTTAAAATAAATAGCGGAGAGTAATATAAGATCACCATTTATGTAATTTAGGAACTCTCTTTGCTATTAAAAACTTAATTATCAGCGGTAATTAAAGGAATCGAACCTTCTTAACTCAGTTAATCAGCAACCATCTCGAATTCATAGGTTCTTGTTTAATGAACTTTTTACTATCTTGGCTGAAATTACCTTTTTAATTTTATTTCTATTTATTTTTTCTAGAATATTTTTTCTTATTTTTATGTACTTTATGTACTCTTTTAAAACCATGAGGGTTTTCCTCAAGGTATACTTCTCTTGCACCTTTACCAAGTGCATTTATAAGAAGTTTTTTATCTTCTTTTTTCATTTTATAAGGTTTTAGTTCTATTGTATTGTTTAATAATATTATAAATTTCTTCCTTATTTTTATTTTGAAAATCTTCATTGTATTTATCAATAAATAAATAAGGATCTTTGTGTTTTGTAAGTTCTTGATAAATTTCTGGTTCATAAGACCATTCTATACCAGGTCTTTTTAACAAGCTGATATCTTTTAGTATTTTATTAAATACTAATTCTGGTTCATATATGTAACCTTTTATATAACCGTTCAAAAATTTGTTAGTATGACTATAAAAGCACATTTTATTTTTATACTCATGTTTGCCTTTTCTGTTTATTTTTAAACTGCGATTATAAATACCATTTTTATTTATAATAACCCAACGAGTTTTTTCTCCATATTCAGTTTTTTTAATCCAAATAGTGTCTTCGTTTTTATTATTATAATAAGTAATAGAAATAGCTCCTTCATATGAAGGGAAATTAATTATAAAAACACGATGGTTCCTACTCCATTTTTTATAATGGTAGCTTTTCCTTCCTTTATATAGTGGTAAACAATTATCATGTATAAAATACCATACATCAGTATAGTATTTTCCTATAAAATTATCATCTCTATCTTTCATAAATAAAATTTTGCGCTGATCTAACAGACTGTTAAACTATTTTCTTTATTTAGTTATTAGATGTTCTACCAGGACTCGAACCTGGAATAACAGTACCAAAAACTGCTGTGTTGCCAATTACACCATAGAACAATTAATTTGATAATATAAATATCTCTTACTCTTTATATTATCTTTTTTTGTGGCCGGGCGAGAACACCGGACAAGCACGTCCTCATAGTCAGTGAGCGCTTGCGTTCATTTTGTTAGACCCTTCCTCCATGTCATTTTATTTCATTATAATTTACCATACGTAAATTATTGACTTATGAAATAAAACCGGCAGTGTAACTCAAATTAATTAAAATTCATCTTGAAATTTTAGTTATTAAATCTTTTTTGCTATGTACATGTAAAACAATGCACAAAATGTACAACTAAGTATCAATACTGTATTAAATACAATATCAAATACATTATTTGCATATAACATTGTTGATATAACTATGGTAAACATAATTATATACATTGCAATGATTATGCATATTGCTTTTTTAGCTAATCTCATAATTAATTTTTTATTGTGCGTTGTAATAAGATTTCGAATTAGTTCTTGTTCTGTAGTTATAAGTACTACAGTCATACCGTGGAGTTACCTCCAATCTTAAGGTATCACCATCATGAGTAATACCAAAAGTTATATCAACTAATTCTTCACAATCATGAAATCGTGCATCACCATATGAAATGGTAACAAATGATTCAAATTCTGATAGTTTTGGAAATGGTTTAATTAGTTGCTTTGGTGAATTACAGGAATAACCTATAAACACCATTAAAATGATAATTAATTTCATAATAATTAAGTTTTTTGTTTTTTAAGATATTTTATTTATGGTACCATTACATAAGGATTTTCTGTTTCCTTTAACTCATTCTGTAATTTTAAAATCTTTGTTTTTAGTAAACAAGCTTTTAAAATTTGTAAAAATAATGGAAAAGTATTCTTAGTTATACATCCTTGGATGTTATAATAATTTACTTTTTTATTTTTTGAGAAAATAAGCTCAGGAAAAGATGCTTCTAATCTTTTTTTCTGTTCCGGTGTTAATAATACTCTAAGTTTGACAAGAATATGCTTGCCAAAGTTAGTATATCCGAATTTAATTTTAGACATAATAATTAAGTTTTTAATAAATTAATCAAAGAAAAATATCTTCTTATCTGAAAAAATATGTACAAGGAGCATAGTACTCCAAATCATTTGTATTAATATTCCTACAGCAACCCACATTTGTTCATTGTTAATTGCTGATACTGCTATCAATAACGGTGTAAATACCGTTAATATAATCATTAATATTTTCATATTTTCATAAATTTATATTTTAAAATAAAAAATACAGGATATAATATTTATATCCTGTTTTTAATCATAACGTGGTCTTTCTTGGTAAATAAAGAAATCCACTTTTTTTTCAAGTTCTTCAACATCATATATATCTACTCTATGGCAATAATGACATAGGTCAATAAGCTCTTCCATAGATGCAAAATCTTTTTCTGATTTTACTTGTATGATATTGATATTATTAGGATATTTATTCCAATAATCATCCTGTTCGACAAGTAACTCCCATAGAAGTTTCTTATCTTCTTCGTTATTTACAAAGATGACTGAATTCATTTTTGGATTCCAATCTTTTTGACTTTGTAAACTTACTTTTACGTTTACATTCATTTTTTATTGGTTTAATAATAAGTTTAAAAAATAGTAGTAGAGGTGGTTTTCGAACCCACACTTGTTAAATAGCTAACATAACAAGTTCCTATAGTTACTCTACACTTTCATATAACATCACACAAAAGTTTTACTGTTATACTAAGATGTCTTTCCATCAGTCATTGTTTTTTTCTACGAGGGATTCAACTCTTCATCATATACATGCTCCATACTTACTCCTAAGCACAGGATTCGAACCTGTAACATATATGTGGTTGTTTATTTTACCAAATTTCACCTTCTCTTATATAAGAGTTGTCTTGGTCAAATTCGTATTTACTCTCTGCCCAAGTGGGCAAAGAATTTAATTCTTTCTCTGCTTCCTCTTTTGTGAGAAAGACTTTCGTTTCACAATGTGTTAACTTTCTACAGCTCAAATGAACTATAAAAACTTTGCCGTTCAGGGACTTTAACATATCCCTTATTTCTTCTCCCCGCGTACAATTGTCACCATCTTGATCAACTAATTGATCTGCAATTTCATGTAGAGATTTTTTGATTTCTTTAAAATTCATTTTAATTGTTTTTTATGTGTTAATAATTATTTCAACTTGCCCAGGGTGCGCTTATATTTTTTTAAAATCATTAATAAAATTGATATTACTATACAACTTTACTAACTAGTTTATGAGTTTCCTCCCCGGCTTACCCGTTCTTTATATCCTAATTAAGATAGGATCAATCTTATCAAGTAATAACAACACTACAGCATAGTACCTCTACTAATCAAGTGTTGTCAAAGAATACAATCCTAAAATAGGTTGTTTTAATCATGTATTCTTCTAGCAATGTACCTCTGCAGGGTTTCGAACCCTTTTATGTTAAAAAACATAAAGCCACGTAATTTAGCACTTGCTGAGTGCTATTACACATTTGTGGTACTATACTTGGAACTCAGTAAGAGAATCGAACTCTTATTTTCAGGATGAAAACCTGATGTCCTGCCATTAGACGAACTGAATTTTAAATTATATTTTACATTCTGGTATGGTTGCTAACCAACGAAAGAAAGCAACACATAACAGAATTGTTATTATTTTTGCCATAATAATTTAGTTTATAAAGACACGAGTGCCACTATTAATGGCTCCCATGTCTTGTTATTTAAAATTTTACATGCTCCGCTTTTTCAAATGAAACATATTTATTCCATTGCTCTACTGACATAGAACAACTGGAATTATTCCAATTCTGATATGCCATGTGATGTCTTTCATCACCTGTAAAACTCGCTTTGAAGTTTTCAACTTCTTCTTGAGTTTTACAATTAAAGAACTTTTCTCTAAGTTCTTTAATGTCTTCCTCTTTAGTAAAAGGATGACGAACCAATTCTGTACAGGACCACATATACGTATATTCCACTCTGTCTAAAAGTGGATTATATTCATGTCCTGTTACTTTTTTTACACTATCCTTGTTATATACAATGAATTTTTCATTGTGATTTACAAGTTCAGGAGACTCATCTAAACCCATTAAAATGGATATAGCTGTTCTTTTGTCTCCTCCCATAAAAGAAATTAATCTAGAAATATTTTCTTTAGAAGGATTGCAATTCTCTAATAGTAAATTGTAGATTTTCATATCTACATTTGAATTTTCTTTTCTACGTGCCATGATAATTAAGTTTTAATAGTTTTATTAATAAAAATATGCAGTTGAGGTTAATCCCTGCTACCCTTCACGCCGTTAAGAAGGTTTAGATACTTTGTCCAAGTGATCCTAACTTGTTGACTTTTGTATTCAGGCGAAGCAACTTACCTGTTTTTGTTATACATACGCACGAATAAACGCACGTTGTATAACATCGAAATTCTTTGTAGCTTGTAATTCATCACAAGGATGAAGATAAGCCATGTGAACTTCTGAAAAAGCAAGATGATAAACAGCGTCGCTAAACGCATCTACACCATGCTTTTCTATAAACTTATTCATGTTTTCAAGATGAAATTCATGAACCATTTCTCCTATTCCTGCTTGCATAATTTTTTGTTTTTATGTGTGTTAATAATAAAATGTAAATCCAAACACGTATTGTACCACATCGTAAATTACGAGCTTGCCTGTGTTTGAATTTACTATTGGTAATCCATGAGGGACTCGAACCCTCCACTTGTTTTCAATCATAAGTTAATTAAATTGGTTAAATTTAACAACTTCTAATCTAACTATTATCACAGTCACCAACTAAGATGAATAGTGCAAGCTGTAACCCTACCGGATTGTTTAGTAGGAACACCCGAAGGTGCTCCTTATTCTTATAGGTTTTTTAAAACAATTTCTCTTTGTTCATCGCTGAACAAAGTATTCCACTCGTCCAAAGTTGGACGTTTCATATCAAATTTTGAGGATTTGTATGTAGTCTGATCTTCAAAATCAAACCATCCAAATGACATACCTACTATTTCAGAATAACGCTCATCTGATTCGATGAATGCAGTTGATGCAAAATAGCTAGGTGTTGCATAACCTACGTATTTATTTTGATAAATTACTGCATTGTTAGGTACAGTATTGTTTTTTGATGTACTCATGATAATTAATTTTTATTTTGTGTATTATAAAAAAAGAATAGAACTCGTTGGGTCCCATTTATTTCAGTCTTTTTCAATCTCCCTGAGATAAAAGACAAACTGTTCTATTCTTATTTGTTTTTATGTTAAATTAAATGAGAATATTTTTCTAACTTCTTTAAATGTTTTCTATCCTCCTCAATTTTATTCACTACTACATCAGGAAATGCTTCAAGAGGTATAACCTCTCTAACCATTTCAAATAATTTTATGCTATGGTCAGCCCAAGGGCTGTGATAAATAGTGTATATCCAATCTTTTATTTTGGATTTACGTAATAATTTATTATATTTATCCTTTGAAGAGTCTATGTCCCCTTCAAAATACTCTCCGGCATATTGAAGCAGTTTTACAGTAGTTGGAGTTGTGCACTCCTTATCAAAATTGTTTTTGATTTTATTATAATATTCATTTAACATGATAATTAATTTTTAAGAATAAATTTATACTCAAAATCTACATTTACATGTAGTAAAGCCTAATTAGAAATATCTAATTGAGTTTGTATAGGCTTTATTATGTATACTTTCTTTTTACACGTGTTAGAATGTATAGGGAAAGTATGTGTGTGTTTAGTGGCGTACGCTAAGTACACCACTTTAACACACAAAAATAGCATGTCCACCCTCTTTATCAGGTTGCATCAGTTCGTAAACTGAATCTGCAGACGTTTCTCTTATGGATTCAAACCAAGTGACATGAAACTGCTAAGAAACACACGTTTTAATTAAATCATTGGATATCCATTCAAGTGAGGAAAGTATATATAATTCAAATGTTTCTCGGCATTCCTCCTAATGTATAGGAGAGCTTTTAATTCTCCCCTTATATCATTTTCTCCGATGCAATTTTCGATATAGTTTTTATAGTGCAAAAGCACTTTACTATACTTGTATTTCATGACTTCATCGTCGAAGTTATTCATAGTTTCAATTAGGTATGCTATCGTTTTAAAAACCTTTTCATAATCTATCATAATATATATTTTATTTGTGTGTATAAAATTGTTACCGTTGCATGGTAACTCTTCAGCATATCCTACCAATGGATATGAACACAACCTTACTCGTCAGTAAGGTTATGTTTCGTCGCGCAACGAAATTTGGACTCTTCCCTCGTCCAGGATATACTCTAATGGTACACCTATGTCGGGCCACATCTCTCTTTCACTTATAGTAAAGATGTGAGTTAGTTAACGGGAGGTATATGTGAATAACCTTTATACTATCTAATATCCTAGATGTATATACCCTTTGATGTAATAACCATACAGTGTGGAGATATCACAACTGTAATCGCCACCGGGTCACTCTTTGAGTGATAAGCCGGTTTGTTTAATTAAATAATTCATAATACACTCACTTACTGCAGAAGTGTTTGGTATAGTGTTGGTTTGCTCCTACCATAACGGAGCTGGTTAAAAAATAGTGATAATCTCTATGATGTTCAAGATTATCTTTGCAGGACATACCTCATGAGATATGGTTTACCGAGGTAATCGGGCTTTTTATCTCCTGCAACAGAGAATTTATTTAAAACAATCAGGGTTAATATCCCTGATTGCATTTTCTATCATACAAGCTTCATCGAAAGACAGATTAGAAGCAACTAATTTAGCTTCTAATTCTTCCTTGAAGAATTTAATAGACTTTTTAGATGCTAATGCATCTCCATCTTTGAACTTGTATACATTATATACAGGTTCTTTTTTTAAATTTATCATAATAATATTTTTATACATTAAATAAATTACAATTAAATGTATGCAGATTTCCATCTGCATCTTTAAATGTCATTGTATAATTACCTGCATCATCAGCAGGTGTCTGAGATATGAAAATAAGATTCTTCATATTTTTATGTTTTAAGCCACTCAAAATATATTTTGATATGTAGGTACCAAAAATGTTTTATAGTGGAAATATACTAATAAATTTAAACGATTAAATATATAACCATGTTATTTCATACATAGTATATATTTAAAAAACAATACTCTCTCAACCCGAAGGAAGAGAGAGTAGAGTTTTTATGCATCTTTTTTAACGGCGGTTTCAGCCTTTAAAGAAGTTGCTACTTTTGAAGTGGCCATGTAATGGGCATTCACGGCGGTTTCTGAAAGCTTCTCAGCAACTTGCTTGCTGAAAGTTTGAAAACAACCGCTGTCACGGATAGGTTCAACAAAGGTCATCAGGCCATCGCCTGCGCCCTTTTTTGTTTCCTTTCCGTAGCTTACGGCAACAGACCCTTTCGGGATGTGCACCGCAGGGATTTTTACCAAATCCCCAACTGCGTAGCCGTTGAGTTCTGTAAGACGAATAGTCCAACTCCTTAGAGTTTGATTATTCTCTTCATCACGACAGATGAGAGCGTACTTGTCGTACGATTTCTCATCTTTTGCAATAATAGTTTCAGTGAGAGTTGCCGAGTTAACGACGGCAGTTCTCATTTCGAAACTTTCAACTTGGTCATCTACAACAATTTGTTGCAGGTTTCCTGCGATTAATTGTTCGATGATGGCTTCAAAGCCTTCAAGATTTTCAGCGTCGCCTTCTTTGAAGACGTTGACAATTTTGGTTCCTTGCTCTCTTGCAAGGGATGCCTGCTTACGCAGGTTTGCGAGGAAATTCTTATTAGAATCTTTCATAGCATTAAAATTTTTTAATTAATTAAGAAATAAATTGTGGGGGGCTCCACCCGCCACAAAACTTAAGGGGGGTTCAATTGGTATGTGGTAACCAACCCCACATTCACTAACACAAAAAAATTATAATAAAAAATTTTTTCCTATATATACATACAATACATATACAATACATACAATATACATACATTATAATTATAATACTCTATACATTATTACATATAATACATATATTAGTGTATATTAGTAATTATATTAGATATTAAAATAAACATACTTATAAGGTTATTTATAATATTGTATTTATTATTACATTGTATAATATAATTAAAGTATTTTCTATAATTATTATATAATTAGCCTTTTTTAATATTTATTGGTATTTATATAAAATATATCTAGTATATTTGTACCAACATAATATAAAACATATATTATTACTTAAACAATTAACAAAATGTTATTAATAGAACTAACTACATTAACAACATCCTCTAGATTAAAGAACCTAGGTGTAAAAATAAGTGACGATGACTATATACAGATCAATTCATTTATAGATATAGGAAAAATAACACACCTAACAGAAAATCCAGACGATAAGAGCATAACTAATATTTATTTAACCAATGGAGCCGTTTTACATACAGATATAAAACTATTAGAATTAATAAATTATCTTCAAAACGCCCATAAAGAAAATACAGTAGATGTCTAACATAAATTACAGTAAAAACAGTAAAGTAGTAAAATACGGTAATTATACCGAAGAATACATAGGACCTGGTGAAATAGAAACAACTGTTCTCAGATCCATAGATATAGATACATTCTACAGACTTTACCTTAAATTAAATAATGTCATTGGAGTTAGAAGACAGGGTAGTAAAATAATAGAAACTAAACTACCTGATACCCCAATAGAACTATTAATTCATTTGATGAAAAAGAATGGGGACTTTACAATTGTATTTCGCAATAAAGATGCAACATTGGTTAAATTAGGTGAAGAGCTGGGTAAAAGTGCTTCTAGTATTTATGCCACTTTAAGTAAACTGCGTAAAGCGGGTTATATAATAAAAGACGAAGATAACCTCTTTATATTAAATAAAGAACTACAAGACCTTATAAAATTAACACGTAAAGTTATAAGTGAAGGTGAACCATTAAAATTTGATTTCCTATTTAAATTCTGTGTAACAGAATAGGTAAGTAACAATAACATGTCTAATAATCCTTTTATAAAGAAAGTAATAAAAGAAGTTGCTAAAGAATTAAATTTACCTGAAATTAAAGTAGAACATGCCGTTAATCATTTCTTTTTGTGGCAGCGTCATGCTTTTGACAGTTTAAAGTATAGTAAGTACTTATGGAATTACTTTGGAACATTTACAATAATAAAGAAGAGATATGAAGGTCTGATTAAATCAGATAAATTTATACCTCCTGAAGATAAACTAACTAATAAAAACAATAATAAAAACAAAAACGATGAGTAAAAAGAGTAGACCTAGGAAAACAAGAATACGTAAAGCAAGTTCATACATTAACAATGCTAAACGTCAAGAATCAGAAGAAACACGTCAGGATCAAATTAATAAAATGCTGGCCGGGCAGAACTTTGTTGATACATGGAATAGTGAATATGTTGGACATAAGAGTATGAAAGGTGAGGATATAACTAATCACTTTGATAATATTCAGTTGGAAGACGGATTAATTGTTCAAATGTATATGGAGAATCCAATTAAGCATATTGCTCGCAATAGTGAGACAAAAGAAGTAATACACCTTGATTATTACATTCGTCAGATTGATGCGCGTAAACGCAATACAGATGCGCCACATTGGGTCCCTACACCTTTCCCTGTAATTGATAAAGGTATTATTATGGCTATCTCTCCTCGCACTAAGATGTGGTATTATGAACAACAAGAGAAACTAGCCAAGTATGATAAAGAAGCTGCCAAAGCCATGATTATACCAAAGGTGGGAGATGTTGTCTATACTAAACTATTCCAATTTAAAGATAAACGGTATTACATTAACAAACAAAGTAAGTGTGAGGATTTGGTTAAAAATCAAATAGAGTTACGTTTAAAGGAGTTCGATTTCTTGTTTCTGATTGATAATTTTGATATTGAATCAATTGTTAATCAAGAAGAAATTGGTAACATGTCAGATCATCAAGTATTAGTTGATAATCGGTATATTGAAATAGAACCAGATCCAGAGCCAACACCAGAACAAAAAGAACAATTAATAGAAGATTAAACCGAATAGTATGAAAATGAATTTAGATAATTGGTTATCTAAAAATGTAAGACCTTTAGTTCTATCTTTTTTAGTAATATCAACAATACTTTTAATATTTATTGATGGTATATTTCCAAAGTTTAATGTTAGTGAAAGTTGGATAAGTTTACTTGAATTAGTTTTAATAACAGTCATCGGAGCTTATTTTGGTGGTAGATCTTTTGAAAAAGTAAAAAATAAAACTGCCGAATTAAAAAATGATTAATTCAGATGGATATAGATAAAAGAGTACTTTATACTATTATAGGATGTTTTATTATATTAATTATAGTAACAGTAGTATCATTAACGATAGCATTTAGACCTACTCCTATAGTTGATTTCAATAAAGATCAATTTGATTTAATATATGATAAATTAGATCAAGTAGAAAGTAATTTGATTATTAATCAAAATATTATACAAAAAGAAATTGATTCATTAGAAACAACATATGAGTATTTATCTAATGATTTAATAAAGTATAATAATCAACTATCAACATCAATAACTAAAATTAAAAAATATAAAGATGAAATTAAGTATAATAATTATAGTGACTCTTCTACAATTAGTATCATTGCAAGGTTACAGTCAAACTGATATTTGGCCAGGTCCGGATAGTAGTATATGTATGACTAAAGAGAAAGCAGCTGAATTAGCTAATATGATGGACAGTTTATCTAATCTTTATACTTTAAATGAATTACTTGAAGAAACAATTAAAAATAGTGACATTGTTATTAAATCATCTGAAGAGGCACTATCTAACTTATTTAATCAAAAGACAGCATTAGAAAATAAAATACTTAGTCTTGAGAAACAGTTAAATATTAGATCAGATAAAGAGTCTCTATTGAAAGAAGAGGTTGAGCAATGTTCTATAGTATTACTTAAAGCAAATAAGCAAATAAAGAGACAAAAAACAACTATGGCAATAACAGGAACTGTTGCGGGGATTTCATTAATTGGAATTATTGTATCAGTATTAATTATTGCAATATAATTAAAATCATAAAATGGGTGAGGGTAAGCAATTATCTAAACCCATTTAAATTTAAATAAATGAAATTAGGTAAATACGATATTACAATAAAAAATGTATGGGCTTATATACAAGGTAATACTCGCAAAATAGTTGATGAATTAGGGCCTGATATATTAAAATCACCTAAGCATATACAAGAACAAATATTGTGGCGTAAAGCTATACATAATCCAGAATGTTCAGAGAAGGGTAGTTGCATTGAATGTCATTGTACAGTACCCGATAAGTTTTATTCCGATAAAGAATGCGAGGGAAGTTGTTATCCTTCTATTATGGATGAAAGTAAATGGAATAAATTTAACCAAATGTGTTTACGTCGTAAGATAGATATATTTAAAGATAAATTTGATTGGGACGTAATTATTTCTGATATTGATCATTTAGGAGATACATATTATTCTTCTATTATTTGTTCTGATAAAGCTATAGTGGACCTTGGCGAATGCCAAGTCGGTACTCTACTTGAACACAAGTTTGAATTATTCAACCCAGATGAAGAAGATCTAGTAATTAATACTATGAGTATTAGTTGTTCATGTGGTAAAGCAATAATACCTGAACCTATAAAGTCAAATGAATTTGGACATTTAATATGTACTATAGATACAAGTAATAAAAGGTCAAATAAAGAATATGATCTATGGTTTACTATTCGATATAATGAAATAAAAAGAATGAATTTTAAATTAATCTATAAGACAAAATAACAGAAGTATTACATGGAACTAATTATAAAATTTATATTGGTAACTATATTAGAATTTATTTTCATAATGTTAAAGACAGTTAATATTAATAAGATTGTTCAACAAAAATTAATAGAGTCTATATTATTAACAGGATTAACAACTATTATATGGTTAACCAGTATAACAATTGGAATATTCTCAATGTTTAAAGGACAATTTATTATTGCATTGGGATATATAATAGGTTCTATGTTAGGATGCTACGCTGCAATTAAATATGAACAACGAAGAAAAAGGAAAAATAGTCTATAATATATATATTCATTATTTAGAATATTTTATTGCTCATGCTCATCCAACTGGGCAAAATGGATGTTTAGAATTATCAAATAAAACTGTTAATAAATGGAAAAGATTATTAGAAACTAGTTTTGATAATTTAACAACAAAAGAAAAAGAAATTAATTATAAAATGGCGGATAAGTATTTAAAGAATTTATGACGGAAAATGAATTTAAACAATGGTATCAAAAAAAATATAAAATGAATAATATTATGTTTAAGGAATTTATGACGGAAAATGAAATATTACCATGTGACTGTAGTGCAATTGGATGTAAAGGATGGGCAATGATATCTAATCATGTATCGTTTCATGATAATAAAATTAAATCAAATCATTTTATTGATCTTCATATGAAGACATTAAATAAAAAAATAGACAGTTAATGAAAAAAGGTGATAAAGGATCTAATGTAAAAGATCTTCAATATAAATTAAAGAAAGTATTGAATAAAAGAATAACAGTTGATGGTGATTATGGAAATGGTACAAAACAAGCAGTATGGGAGTTTCAAGAACTATATAATTTACATGTAGATGGTATAGCAGGAACAAATACAGTTGCTGTTTTAAATAAAGCATATAAGGCAATGCACCTTAATAACAGTAATCTATTAACATTTAATAAAAATAGATTTGTTGTATTCGTTGATGCTGGTCATGGAGGTATTAGTGATTCGGGTGAATATGTTACTTCTGGTAAACGAGGATACCATAAAGGATTAAAGTTACATGATGGTGGTCATTACTACGAAGGATATGAGAATAGAATAGTAGCAGAGATGTTTATAGAAGAGTTAACTAAAAATGGTATAATGGCCATACGTACATATCATCCTTATAAGGATACCTCACTATCTTCTAGAACAGAATTAGTAAGAAGTTGGTTAAAGAGAGGATATTATGGATATTTACATTCATTTCATTCTAATGCAATATCTTCAACTAATAGTCCAAGTAAATTAGAAAATACTGTTGGGTATTGTGTTTATAGTACAAGAGGTGATAATTTAAGCGATGAGATAACAGAACAACATTTTAATAATGTTAAAGCTGCAGTATCGGATTGGAAGTTTAGAACACAAGGTAGTGATGGTGATTCTGATTTTGAAGCTAATTTTCAATTACTAAGAGAAACAGATCTCAAAGAGTTTGATAAATTTGGTTCTATATTAGATGAATGGGGATTTCATACAAGTGGTAAGGATTGTCAAAAGATAATGGGAACTCGCACTGAAAGAATAAACGCTTGTTTAAAAACAGCTAAATGGGTTAAAAACAAATTAGATAATTAATTAAATAAATAATACAATGCCAAATTTCAATACACAAACAGAAGCTCAAATAAGCAATGATTTAGCTCAATATGGATATGATTGGTTAGAAACAGAAAATCCAGCATCTCCGTTAATAATGTATTTCAAAGATAACTTTAATACTGTACTTAAATTAACAGTTGACACTACATCATATGCGCATGTTTACACTGTCGTTGATACTAAATATTGGAGAGAACAATCCGATATATTAGCCACTGCGGTTGTAACCGATTTAGCATCATTGGATACACTTTTAATACCAGAGTATGTTGCTGTAGATACTAATATATTAAATATAGAATATCTAACAGAAATATCAAATAGAGAAGTATTAACTCCTTCTGGGGGTAGTTATTATACTTCTAGTGTATTTCAAGATGCCGCCCTAGCTTCATATAATGTATCTGAAAATCCATCTTCATATAGGGATATAACAGTATCATGGGTGCCAATATCTTTAGTTGGACCCAACTGGGTATTAACATATAATAATAGTATTATAGTTAATACAGCTGATAAAATAACTACAACTTATGGAGATCATGTAATAGTAAAACCTTTATAATATGAATCTATCTAACCGTTTATTTCAGATAATAGATGAAGAACCCGTATATTGTGCAATACTTATAAATATTAAATGTTTTAAAGAACTATATATGTTAGATAATAGTGATGATAAACATAAGTTTGCACAACACTTATTATACATATGGTATACTTGTGATCCTAGTTCTCCTTACTTTAATAGTGAAGAAAGATTATTAGATGCTGCAATAGAAGTATATGGACGTAAAAAAGTAATGACAAAACATTTAAAGAAATGTATGGTTGAATATACTAAACGTCAATCTACACCTATGATAAGGGCATATGAAAGAGCAATGAGAATAACAGATCAAAATGAATCTATATTACAAAAAAATAATCAACAGGCTGTAGAGTGGCAACGTTTAATAGATGATTCAACTAGTCTTTTACAATCATTAGGTAAGAACCCTGATGAAATTTTAGCAAGGATTGAGTTACTTGAAAGAGTTCAAGATATAGAAGCTAAAAAGATTAAGAATCAATCTGAATTATCTAAAATGGTTCCAACCATTAATAAGCAAGTAAAAGAGTTATTGGAACTTAAAAAGGAAGTTGATAAAGCAAGAATGCAAATTGATAGTGAAGATAACAAAGAAGCAATAGCAAATTATATTGTTGATGAGTTTATTGAAAGACATATATAAATGATAATAACACAAAATCATTCTATCGTTGATAGTATCAATAAAGGTAAATGGTGGAGGTTATTTGATCTTAAAGGTTTGAAGTTAAAACTTAAAAAACCTATATGTACATTTGCCCACCCTTATTATAAAGGAGATAGAAACTATATAACAATATCAAAATATTTATATCCTGTTAATCATGAAAATTCAGAACCGCCGTATACTTACTCAGATTGGGTCCTATATGGAAATGAAATAATAAATGAATATAAAAACCATTCAATAAACCTAGCAGCCTTAGATGTTGAATATTTTTATGATTTACTAACTAAAAAGAATGTATAAAACAAAAGAAGATTTACTTAAGTTACAATATGAGTATGACAATAATATACTCCCTGAAACTCCAAAAGAAAAGATGGTAGTTAATCCATCTATTGCTTATTTGGTTTCTGATAATGATATTAAAAATTCTATTCCTGATAGTCATATTTTAAAAAGGGTAGAACATATATATGGTAAGTTAAGTAGATTTTCTACAGATTATACACCCGTAAGTAATTTAAATTGGGATTATTTATTTTTTACAAATTCTAAATTATTTAGCCCTGCTGGAAATGCTTTTATGAAAAGCTTAAAAGCAACTAAAGGAACTAAACTTAAGCCTTCATATACTAAATTTCTTCCTGGGACTAAAGTACATAAGAAATTTTGGGAAGAAGAGTTTTTAAGAATAATAAATGGATATGAACCTCTTATAAATGGTAAACCTTGTGGTATAAGAATACCAGGGGAATTTTATTTTTATCTTAATTATGGATGGATGCAAAAAGTTCATATTGATGAGGAAACAGAAGAAGTAACTGATATGTCAGGTGTTCCTGATTTTCTTGTTATGGATTACTATTATTACAAAGAATTAGAAGCGCGAGAAAATCCTAAGTTATATAATTTACCTCGTGAATATAAACAATCCTTATCTGTTACTAAATCTAGACGTTTAGGTTATAGTTATAAAGCAGGTTCAGGAGCAGTATGGTGTACTGCATTTAAAAACAAAGCAAAAGTTCTTATTGCATCTGCCCAAGGAAAAGATGCTACCTTATGCTTTCAGAAGTCACTTGATATAATAGATCACATATCTAAGTATACTCCTTTTGGTAGAAAAAATCCAGGTAGACCACAAGATAATGGTGGATGGAAACATTTAACAATGAGTAAAACAAAAGATAGTGGTAATTTTACTTTTGGGTTACTTAATACAAGAACTGGAGAACGATCCGGTAGACAAAGTGAAATAGCAACAGCTTCTTTATTTAATAAACCAGATGCTGCATCAGGTGAAGGACTTACTAGACTATATATTGAAGAGGCAGGTAAGATTTCTAATTTAGGAGACGCGTGGACATTTTCTAAAGAATCAATGAGAGTAGGTACTGTATATAGAGCAGGTATTGCTATTATATTTGGTACAGGTGGTTCTATGATAACTGATAGTGGCAAAAGAGGATCATCACATGATTTTTCTAATATTAATGATAGACCAGAAACAGTTGGTATAGCCGGATTTAGAAACATATATGAATACAAACCAACACAAAGAAAATGTGGTTATTTCGTAAGTGCTATGTGGGCTAACTTTGGATGTAAAATTATGATTGATGGTAAATCATATAGGGGATTAGATAAAAATGGAAATGCTATATTTTGGGTTGCTGAATTAGCATTAAATCAAGAAAGATTAAGTAAAAAACCACCTTTAGGTAAAAAGAAAGATTATGATAAATTTCTTACACAAAGATGTAAAACCCCAGGTGAAGCATTTTTAATTACTCAAGGTAGTAGATTTCAAACAGAAGATTTAGTTGAACGTAGAACAGAAATAGCTACATCTAAAGGAGGATTTGAATCATTACGAATGCCGGGAGAATTGGTGGAAATAGGCGGTAGAATTGAATTTATTCCTAAGCCGAATGAA